TTTTCTGTGCTAATTGTTTTGTATGATAACGAGACATATCATTAAGATGTTTTTTATCTTTTGTATCTTCATAAAGTTGACTAGATTTTAATGCTTTTCTTTTATAGATAACTCTATCATTATAAATCTTTTCCATTAGTTCTGGAAAAAATCCTTTCTTATCAGTTCTGAATATTGCACCATTCGGTGTAATCGTAGTATCCTTTGGAAGAAAAGATGTATCTATTTTCTGATTTAATAATTTATCTACATCAACATTTTTAACTTGTTTAATTAAAGTTTCTGGAGATATATTGTATTGCATAATCAAATGTGGGTATAGTGAATTTAAATCTAAACTAACAACCCAATTATGCATACCGACTTGTGGGTCTTTAACATATGCACCTTCATATCTTTCTGCCTTTGCTGAATGTTTTCTTTTTTGTGGAACAATAATATTTTTCTTACGCAAATAATTATAAATGAGTATATCCCAATATTTTACTGAACCTAACATATCACTATAATTTACTTTACAATCATATGCCATAGTAATAAGAAGTTCAATTAGTTTTAGTTTATCTTCAAGTCTATCAACAAGTTCAACATCTGTAATATTATATTCTATAAATGATTGATAATCTTTTGTGTACCATTCTTGAAAAGTTTCATATGGGTTTTCCTGTTTTTGTTCATCTAGTTCAACATGTGCAATATGGTCTAAACGATAATTTTCTTGATTTGTATAAGTAAATTTTTTATATAATTGCAGATAGTCTAATGTCGCAACACCAAGAATATCATACATCTGATGTTTTCTTCCCATCATAAAAACTTCTTTATCACTTACATTACCCCATGGCGAAAATGCTTTTAACTTCTTTTCTCCAAACAATAATTTAATACGATTCATAAGATAAGGAATATCAAAGAAATCAATATTCCAACCAGTTACAACATCTGGTGTATTCTGTTCCCAAAATACTATAAATTCTTCAAGCAAATCTGTTTCATCTTTACATTGAATATAAGTTACATCATCTCTATCTGTTGTAAACTTACCAATACCCCAAACAACAATTCCTTGTGTTTGATGATTCTTTACTGTGATAGAAAGTAATGGTTCTATTGATTGTCTAGGATTTGGAAATCCATTTTCACATTCAACTTCTATATCAATCGTAATCAAAAGTAATTTATTATAATCCCATTTAATATCTTCTGGATATTTGTCTGCAATATAGGTATATGCATATTGGGTATGACCAAAAACTAAATGAGGTTGGTCTTTATATTGTTCAACAAATTCCTTTGATTCTTTCATAGAAGTAAATTTCATTGGCGTGAGAAACTTACCATCTAGTGTAGTAAACGAAGTTTGTTTCTGTACAGGAACAAATAAAGTAGGTTCATATCTTACTCGTTTCGCAACTCTTTTGTTGTTCTCAATTGCACGAACAAGTAAGTTATCACCCCATTGGTGTACGTTAGTATAGAACATCATATAATATTTTTATTTTATACGTAATGTTTTGCTATAACATCTAACATAGCTTGTGCAGCATCTACTTTTTTTAATTCTAGTTCAACTGCTTCAACTATGGTTGGGTGTTCGCCGACACCAACTGCGTTATTTAAATAAACATCAATGTTAGTTTTTGCTATAGCAATTTCACTTTCATATTTTAATGTAAGTGCGTGTAGTATAGCAGGTAACTTTGGTACATCAGCATGTTTCTGCATAATGTTTAATTCATCATGTACGTTCATAATATTCTCCTTTAATTAATTAATCACTTTCTGGTACTGGTCTTTGTTCAACACTCTTTCCAATGGTGTATTTAGTTTCCAATATCCATTCACTTTTTTCTTTAAAAGAAATTACTTTTATTTGACTTAATGGTGCTTTCGGCTCATTGTCACCAACAATAAAAAGTAGTTTCCAATCTGCTAAAAGTTGTGCAATAGTATTCCTTCTAGCAACATCATTCTCATTAATATTTGTTTCTTTTCCGTCAAGTGCAAANAATTCTTTNAAATGCACTATGTAATATTTTCCTTGTTTATGTAATATATGACAAGATTGAAATAACTTTTTTTCTTTTCTTGATGCAACTCCTATCCTTGATAGTGTTTCTCTAACCTTTAAAAAATTATCTGGTTCTTCTAAAGAAATTTCTAACATGTTTTCAATATCCCATTTAACGACTGTCATTTAGTTCCACCTCTGTTTAATTTTTCTTTGATGATTTGTAATTGTTTTTTGGTAAGTATTTGAAGAGCTTCCTTTGCTTTTTCATTATTATAACCATAGTATTCTTTACACACATTCAAATCATTAATTTTTGATTTTCTTAACCATTTAGAAAATCTATTCCTTTTTCTAATAGTATTTAGAAAAAACATGAATTGAAGTTTCTTGTCCATATGTGGTCTAGTATTTAATTCATTTACCAATAAAATACACTCTTCAAACGCACACAACACCTTATTAACAATAAAAGATGGGTATTTCTTTTCCCATATGTTATCATCAGTATCCATCAACTTTTGTTTCGTATTATTAATTGCATTAAGATAATCTTTTAATTCGTAGCTCATTTAAATTTACATTGCCCCATAATTTCTGTAAGACATGCAAGAACATTAATCTCGCTGTCGGCACTAAATGCTTGTTTGTATTGATAATCTGCTAGAATTAATACAAGATGTGGAATATTAACTGGTTCGATATAATCATTTGCATAATCATATATTTTTCTAAAAAGTTTAGCAGGGTCGTTATCCATATTTTCTACAACCCACTTACGAACTNATTTATAATCTTTTTCTTTCATNTGAGATACCAAATCTTTCATATTCACATCTGAAAGATTNACCAAGATACCAGCATCTATCTTTCCAGATACAGAATATCTTTGAATCTCATTTAATATTCTTCTCCAATCTGGAAAAAATGTATTAATAAGTTGTGCAATAACTTTTGTATCAAAAGGTATTTCTTCTTTTTGTAATATATCTGAAACTCTTTTAAAAAAACTTTCTGCAAGAATTGGTCTTTCTGATACAGGAATAATAAAATCTATAACACTACATCTGGAATGTAATGGTTCGATAATTCTATTTCGGTAATTGCAAGTAAGAATAAATCCACAGTTCTTATGAAATTCTTCTATAAATCCACGCAACGCTGGTTGTGTAGATTGTGGATTAAGATAATCTGCTTCATCTATGATAACATATTTTCTACCACCCTCTAAAGAAGATGTAGATGCAAAGTTTTTAATCTTAGTTCGTAGAACATCAATTCCAGATTCCTCTGAACCATTTATCATATACCAAGTTGCACCAATCTCGTTTACCATTGCTTTCGCAACCGTAGTTTTCCCTACACCAGCGCCACCTGTTAATAACAGATTCGGTATATGTTTTTGTTCCACAAACTTAGAAAATGTTTCTTTAAGTTGTTTTGTTAATATGCAATCATTGATTTTTGTTGGTCTATATTTCTCAACAAATAAAAATGTATTTTCCATAATGTAATCACCTTTTTCATAATATTATATATACTATTCCGTATAGGAAGAATCTGGTTCNAGTGCAATCCAATACTGAATAGTTTTGTCNTTNCTTTTATTTGTAAAATGTGAAATATTTTTTGAAGAAATTTCTACATCATAATCGCCAGGAATAATTTTTAGATTCTCAACTTTAAAATAAAACTTATAATCTCCTGTTCCTTTTATATCAACATCAACAGAAAAATTGTTTGCAGATGAATTTTTCTTATCGGTAACTGATAAAGCTCCACTTCCGTTTAATAGAAGGTCTTGGTTACCAAGAACAGCAGATGCCTTTGCAACTTTGTTAAACGTATCTTGTTTAAATTCAAATGATACTTCTGATTTAGGCATTTGTACATCTTTTGATGGCGAAACGATAACACTAGGGTCTGAATAAAAATATTTTAAACTTCTACTCTTTGTTTTATCTTCTGTTATAACCACATGATTTTCTTGAAAATCTAAATCAGGATTTCCAAATAAAGATAGTGCAGATAAAAACTCATTCAAGTCATATATCGCAAACTCTTTTGGAAATGTTTCCTTGACTTCTGCCTTTGCAACAATGTTTTTCATTGTCGACATTGTGGTAAGGGTTGTACCAGACTTAACTAATAAGTTCTGGTTTATGTTTGAGAAATTCTTTAGAACTTCTTTCGTTTGTTCACTTATTTTCATAATATGTATACTCCTTTAATTGTATTCTAATATTATACATTAATAATAATGTCTTGTCAATAGGGAAATAAAAAAAAGGGATTGCCTCATAAACAACCCCTTATCATAACATTATTATTTAATGTTTATTGTTCTTGGTTTCTTTTCATCTGGTATGATTTTTTCAAGTTTGACAGTTAACATGCCGTCTTTAAATCCAGCATCTTTAACTACCATATCATCTGAAAGAGTGAATGTTCTTTTGAATTGTCTTCTTGAAATCCCATGAACTAAATGGTCTTCTTTAGAAACATTCTTATCATCCGTTAACATAGTATATCCATCAGATTCAATACTTAAAGTACCATCTTCATAGTTGACTTGAATATCATCTTTTGTGAATCCAGCAAGTGCAACTCTAATTTCATAACTAGTTGCATCTACCTTAACAATATCGTAAGGTGGATACGTGGTACTTGTATTGTAAGTGTTTGTTAATAATCGGTCAAACATACCATCAAAACCAACTGAAAATGGTGCCAATTTAAATAGGTCATCTAACTGATTATGCGAATAGCGAACTAATCTATAACTCATATCGTGTCTCCTTATAAGCGAGTTTTAAGATATCCCCGTAGGCAATATCTCATATTAGTATTATAACCATTAACCTTTAATTGTCAAGAGATTATTTTTGGAGCAGGTAAGTGGGAGTCGAACCCACGTTTCTAATCTGGACGACTAGTGTACTTGCCACTTATACTATACCTGCATTAATTATAATAACATATCTATTT